GCCATAACAGCCGTCTTGGCCATATAATCTTCACCACGACTTAAATAAATTGCTGTTAGATTACTATCGTTAGAAATATCTCTCATAACCTTACGAGCATTAACGCCTGATTTAGTCGCAAAGGTCATTATACTTTGAGCAAATTTTTCAACTTGAGGGGCTGTCTTTCCAAAACCCCTTATAAGATTATCTGCCAAGGCTGCTGATTCTTGAGCACTACCACCCATAGCTTTTGCAATACGAGCAGTGACATCTATCATCTTTGCCTGAACCTTAACAGTACCTCCCAGAGATTGATGTAAGGCCGCAGCTTGTTTTGCTGTATCACTCATGCTCATATTATAAGCATACAAGCCCCCAGAGGCTAACTTAATTTCTTTAGTTAATCCTTTTAATTGTTTTCCTACCAATCCTGTGTCTTTTGAGATCGAAGCGATAGTATTACTTACTTCAAGTAACTGTTTGAACAGTAGTGTAGCCGCACCTGTAATAGCTCCAAGAGGCCCAAGGGCAGCCATTTTACTTAGTCCTGGTATTTTCTTAAACGCTCCCCCAGCCTTAGAAAAAATACCTTTTAGAGTGTTAGCTACACCACTCAGTTTATTTTCCATTTTTCCGAATTCTTCAGTTGAATCCTTAACTGAATCTGCTAGCTTTCCAGTAGCTGCAGACAGAGCTTCTGCAAAATCACGGGTATTCTCTGTAACTTCAACAAAGGTTCCGGCTAAGTCTGAAGAAGCTTTGTTTAGTTTATTGGAAATATCGGCCATACCAGATCTCTACAGTTGTGAATATATGAGTGTACAAAATAAATATCCCTCTACCATAAAAACATAGTAAAGGGATAAATATATTAATCATTTTTTTGATTTCGGCCCAGACGATCTTGACATCTGTTTGTTGGCCTTTTCTTCAGCCTTTCGCTGCTCTTCCAATGTCCAATTAATTCTTTTTATCCACCATGCTCTTAAGTTAATTGGCATATTATACGCGTCTTGAAATGATACTTTTCCATGATACACTATGTCAAATAACTCTTTATAAAAAAAATCTTTATTAGTCTTCAGGCCAAAAGAAGCCGACCGAAATCGGCACATCCACCTCCCCTCGGTGTCCACAATGAGCACATTCAAAATCTTGTTTCATATCAATATCTGGAGTATTATCTTCCATATGCCTTCTTAGTGCTCGGGAATCCCTAACATTAAGTGAGTCTACATAGTTATTAATAAGAGATGGGTCATTACTTCCATCTATAGAAATGATTGTGTTCTTAAGTCTCGTAGTAACATTTCTATCAACAGGAGAGTTGGTTGTTCTTTTGATCCTATCCTGCGCATCTGAAATTTCTTTTTCTTCTGCACTATTAAGAAACTTAAATTCTATATGAGTACCTGATGGTAACTGCAAATGAAATCTATTTTCACCCTCGGACAAAGGTTTAATATCTAAAGTTTTCATTTGAAGTTGACTTAAGTCAAACTCATACTTAGAAGTTTCTTCACATGAAGGACAATCAATCTCCACCTTATAATCGGCTCCGTATCCACTTACTCTTAAAAATGTAATAAGTGCATTCTTATCTCCCGACAGAAGTTCTTCTGGATTTATTCTTTTATCCAAAATACAATTCTGTAAAACTGCATCAATAGCCTTACCGCTTCGCAATAAGGATCTTGACGTAAGAATATCTTCGTCAGCTGCAGTCATATATCTTACTTCAATTTCTTTAAGATTATGTAACGGAGAGTTGGGAGGATAAACCAAACCAAATGATGGAATTTGTACAAACTCGGTTGGAACTCTGAAAGCGGAGGCCTCATTGGCCACCGCTCCCATTTTTTGAGCCCGTTCAATACCTGCCATTTCTTCTGGAGTTAAAACTTCTTTTTCTTCTTCTTTTTCTTTTTTTGATTTTTGCAAATCAACATTAATTTCGGTCATTCAATTTTGCCCTTCTTAAAAAACATTTAAAAACTATAAAGCATACTTTAGTATCTCAATATACACTCATCCATACGAATAGTAATATCAATAGGCATTACTTCACTTGAAGCCATATCATAATCACCAAACGTCGCATCAGTAATAAAAGCGCCTCTGATTTCCCATCTTTCTACTGCAGCACCAACAGGATCAAGGGCGATCAAACTAAAATTCTTTTTATAAAAAGCTGCATATCCATCTCTACCAGAAATTGTTTCATGTGCCAATCGAGCCCACTCCATAACCTTCTGAGCCGCCGAAGGGGCAATGGGATCATGTAGACCGATAGACATTGTGTTCCACTCAAACTTACCAGCCAAATAGCGCTTGGTATTTAAGTAATCAATCGTGACAGTTTCTTGTGTAAAAGATGGCCTAGCCGCTGTACGTGCGATATACGCCGGAAGAGTGTCATCATTAAACTGAAACAAAAATCTATTTTGTCTCTTAGGTTCAAATGTATCTGCCAGCATCGCGTTGACTTCAAAAGGCTGTGGCATTCTAAATCTCCATCTTCATTTTAATTTTAATAAACATCCTACAATAAATACACTACTCATTAAAAAAATATAACGAGATGGGGCCGAAACCCCATCCCATTAAGTTTTTTACTCACTAAAAGCTGCGCCGTTAGGTGTGACGGTGAAGTCAAAGATAACGATTTCAGCTGCGGTGGTGGGCTTCAAGAAGATCTTACCCTTGATAATGTTTCTATCAATCAAGTCTGGTGTGGTAGTGGTTTCATCCAATACCGCTCTAAACTCATTAACACCGTTAGCTGCCTGTACACTAGAGAGATAATCATTAACTTGAGTTAATAGACGCTCTCTTGTCGCAACAGAGTTAGGTTCAAAGATGAAGAGTCGTGAGAATCCAGCAATGGTCTTGCGAACCTCAATCATCATACGGCGAACATTAATTCTATCCAATACAGATTGTTTTACCTGTAGAGTTTTCTGACCAAAGACCACAATACCTTGACCTGGGAATGTAGCGATTGGGTTAACATTATTAGTATAAAGATCATCACGCTGACCCTGTGTCAATCTTCTTCTAACTTCAAGTACTTCGTCCAGGCCACCACGATTAAACCCAGCAGGTGCGAACCATGGCTGAGCTACTCTATCATTGAATGCGTAAGCGCCCATAACAGCTACCGAGGGCGGAACCCAAACGAGCTTGTCGTTATCAATATCATTGATACGAACCCACGGATAATAAGTAGCACCATAGTTTGAAGTATACTTAGCTGCTTCTGTCTGTGCATTAACAACCGACAAGGCCAAACCTGCACCAGTGGCTGTAGTGTTTGCAATATCAATAATACCAAACGCATCAGCTCTTGTTGAACACATATCCAACAATCTTTGAGTAAGAGATCCACCAGCCGAAGATGTAATACCTGGCATTGCGATCAAGTTAAAGTCAACTTCATCGGGGTTCGCTAGAACCTTAATGGCTGTATTAAAATCGCCAGAAAGTGTATCAGTGCCAGTAGACTGCTCGGTCTCTAACTGATTCTTGCGAGGATCAAAACCATCCCAACCACCAAACATAGGTGTAGTAAATCTTACCTTATTACTGGTAGAGAAATTACCGGAGTTAGAACCAACTTGATCAATATAGGTATACTGAGCAGATATTGCAGTGTTTGCGGCACTTGCAGCACCGCCGATGTCGGTACTATTAGCAAAAATCAAAATACCATGATCTGCACTAGTAGTTCCAGAGGATGAAGTTACTGTTCTCTTTAGTCTATCACTAATACTCTTCCTACCCATATCATCAACACCAATGAAGATACGACCATCAACAGCATTATTACTGTTTAGATGATTACTCTTTACCGGTAGTGCAGCTGCACTTAGAGTTTGACTACCACTAACACCGCCATACATATTAGAGCTTACTCCTTGGAATCCTGCAGGTCTGGCGGCCTCAGGTGCGGTATCAGCCATGGTAATCTTTACATACTGTGATTTGTTAGGATAATCACCATTATATAGTACTTCGGGTGGATCTTGAGTAAGATCAAACGCTGTTGTTCTGTCACCAATAACTCTAGCAATATAGTTTTTGTTATTGGGATCTAGATTAACATCTGTAAAAGTTTCTAATACAGTGGGGTTTTCATCTGTGTCATTAGCCATTCTAACAGCTACTGTAAAGGCTGGATAGGAACTAGCTGATGTCTTAATGTCTACATGGGATATAGCGATCTTATATTGATTGTTAGTGTTATTACCGTCAGCAAGGCTCGTAAACTTAAAGAGTTGATGAACAGTTCCACCAAAGTTTTGAGAAACAATCCAAGGTGTAGCTGCGCCAGTAAACCCACCTGTCACCTCTTCAAAAGCATCTGCAAGAGCGCTAACACTTGACCATTGACCTCGGCCGGTATCTCCGGATACAGTTGATCCGTCTGCGGGGGTTGAATAACTAAAAACAGAATCTACATAAAATCCGGTAAGTCTATCACCATTATTAGATTGAATGGGATCAGTTCCCAATACTTTTTCAATGTACCCAGCATCGGCAGGGACGAGAGAAAGACCCTCAACTGTCTCTCCACCAGCAGACAATGAGAAATCTCCATGACTACCACTCATTGCAATATCACCCAATCCAGATGCTCTTCTTCTAATAGTAGCATATACAGTATTAGATGAAGACAAACCAGCACTTGCAGTTTGGCCTGCTATACCAGTGTTGGGGAAGGCAATGACACCAACTTGACCAGCATTAGCGGTTCCCTTACCAAGAACCCTAACAACTGTCAAAGGTGCTCCATTTCTAAGATACGACTTAGCGGCATAGGGCATATATTTGGTAGGATCAGCTCCACCAAAAGTATTCCTAAATTCGCTAAAATTATTTACCCGAATTGGTCTAAACGCAGGGCCCGATACAGTACGCCCAATGAGGGCAGCACCAATCGTACCAGCTCCAGCGGGTACGAAAGTATCATCAATTTCCTGAGTATAGACGCCGGGCGAGACAAATACTTCGGCCATCTATTTTCTCCATCTATAAATGTTATAAAGCTGTATAATTCTTGAGACTCAAGGAGTCAGTAGAAAGATATACATAGTTTTTTGTTCATATAGAGAGTTAAACTTTAAACAATTACAAAAGAACCTATAAAACTCCTAAAATAAATATTAACCAAAAACTTGCTAAAACATTTATAGATGGAATAATTTAGATTATAGAGCCACTTCTTCGTCTTCTGATGCCTCATCAGACGTAGCAGCCTCTACTGGCTCTTCACCAGTAATACTCTGAATAAGAGCATTGGCATACTGAAGAGCGCCAGCGTTAGTACTTAGGTTGTTACGAACAGTTGTCAATTGTTCTTCAAGTTGAGACCTTGTAGCACTCAAGTTTGCAACCGCCTCAGAGAGGCTCTTCTGTTGTTCTAGCAAAGTCTCCAAGCTGATAGAATTATTATCTGCCATTACTTCCTCCTTTTGTTATTTAAAAAAACCATCGGTTTTCGATAGTATTCAGTTTTATATTTTTCATACCCAGCCTTAAATGCTTCGTATGATTCTTCTAGCTTACCAATAAATTCTGCAGATACTCCAACATAATAATAACTTTGATACTCTTCGGGATATCTACGTAATCTATCTTTTGCTAACTCATAATAATAGGGTGCTTTGTCTTTCATATTAAGCTTACCCCAATGATGTATAACCAAGTCTGTCTTTATGTACTTAAAACCCCCTCTATATAGAGAGTTATAAAGAGTTTCGTGAGTATTAAACTCAAAAAATATTCTTGGATCATTTCTAAACAATCTTATACATCCATCATCAACAGCAAAATCATAACCTTTATAAGCTGGAACCTTTTTAACTCCAAACTCTTCTCTACCTACTGGAAGATATCCTCTTTGCTTTACCACAAAGGCATCT